GTCCCAATAGTCTTTTAAGCGTTTGGCGGTGTCGTCGGCAATCGCGCCCGGGGCCGTCAGCACCCCGCCGGGATTGCTCCCGCCCGCGAAGAATTTGCTACTCGTCGACTGGATCGTGAGCCCTTGCGCGGCCGACAAGCCGCACGCATACAGGGGCGTGACGCCGATCAGCGGATGGAACAGGGCGACCATCAAATCATGGATGATTTCCGACGCGGGTACCGTGACCGCGCCCGCCTCAGGCCCGATCCCCGCGAGATCATCCCGCCGCAATTCGTAGTACACCGCCCCGTCGGCCGACACGAGCGGCGTGACGCATTGCGGATTCAAGACGTACAGCGCGCGCACGATCCCGCGCGCGTCGCGTTCCTTCAGCACGTACGTATTGCCGTGGACGAGTTTCGACGTGACCCACTGTTCGATGAATTTCAGGCTTATTTGGTAGCGGTTCGGCTTCCGTAACACGGGCGAGTAGGCGGGATTAGTCGTCTCATGCCACACCCCTTCCGTATCCCGCTGGACGAGCCGCAAACACAATTTGCCAATGTCGGCCGCGATCAGGGTGACGCACGCGAATACGGCAAAGTAGGACAGCGCGGTTTCCCCGCGTATGTCGTCGTTGTTTTGCCACGCCCCGGTATAGGGCTCGCGGATGAGGGGGTACCACCCGCCGCGCCCCGATGCACGATCCAGCGGGCGGAGATTCCCCGCCGCTTTGCGCGCGATCAGTTCGAACCCGGCAATGGATAAGTGCATCGGGGAAAATCCCCCCGCCCGGGCGCGCGGGGGGCCATCCCTCGCGCCCGGACGGGTGTCGGAGTTATCGCTTGTGCGCGCGGGCCGCGTCCGCTTCCGGGGCATCGGCGGCCGTGCCCGCCGGGGCCGGGTACGCGGCCCCGGTCAGGTACTTGACCGCGTTCGCGTTCGCCCGGTTCCAATTGACGAACCGTTCCGCCCGGAGCCCGACGTTGTTGGTCTGCCAGAGCGACACATACACCGTGGTCGCATCGGCGGGCGACGTCGGCGCGCTATCCATTTGCAGCGACGCTTCGCGCGACGCGTCAATGGTCACGCCCCCATCGTCGGCGTACAGGATCAAGTTCGGCTGCAACGCGATCACGTTCGCGCCCGCCGCTTGACTGGTGACGAACGTCAGCCCCTTGTAGCTGCCCCCGTTGATCGACACGCCGGGGAAGAGGGGCGAGCCGTCCGGGTTCGTGCGGAACGACATCGCGAGCGCGTTGACGGCCGACAGAATGAACGTCACCCCGTCCACGGGGATCGAATTGGCCGCGAAGTGATTGATCAAGCCCATGATGTCGGCCAGCGGGCTCGCGGTCGCCGCTGCCGTCGGGGCCCCGTTCGTGATCGACGCGGGATTGACGCCCGCGACGGCCGCCACGGCGGGATCGATGAACTGCGCGTCCAGAAATTGCGCAATGCCCGCGATCATGTCCTGCCGGACCAACGCTTCCGCCGATGGGCTCGACAGCCGCACTAATTCTTCCGTCAGGACGATGATCCCGGCCGCTTTCGACATGCCCAACGATGCTGTCGTGAACGCCAGTTTCGTCACGGGCTTGGGCTTCGATTCCCCCACCCATCCGTACGTGCCCCCGCCGGTTTGCGCGGGCACTTTGGTATTGAACGGCACCTGACGCAAGCCGGGGATCTTCCCGAGAATCGTGGCGGGCCGCAGCAATTCGAGGAATTCATTCGCGATTTGCTGATTGACGAGCGCGCCCGCCCACGCCGGATCCGTCGTCGTGCCCGGGGCGATGGCCGCTTTGAGATAGAGGCCGACTTCGGGCGTCGTCGCATCCCACCGCTTGGCGTACTCGGCCGCTTCGTGGAGATTGCCGTTGCAGACGAGTTTTGCGCACGCGGCCCGCACGAACGCGGTGCCCGGGAGCACGTTGGGCTTGATCGACACGCTGGCCGCGCGGCCGGTGGGCGCGGGCGACACGATCCGCGTCGCGCTGGCGGTCTGCAACCGCTCCAACTCGCGCGAGCGCGTCAGGTGCTCGTCGATGTCCTTGACGTCGAGCGCGAGCCCGTCGTATTCCTCGCGCCGATCATCGGGCAACGTCGCGTCGGTCGCCTGATCCATGATCGTGCCCATCCGGGCGACTTTCGCGGCCCGGGAGTTTTCGAAGTTCTGAATTTTTTCGGATGTGGTCATGACGGGCGCGCTCCCGCGCGCAAAACGTGGAGATCGATCCGTGTCGCCGGATCGCGTCGGGCCCGTCGCGGCCAGGTATGCGGCGTCGAGACTTTTGATCGTGTGAATCGTCGCGTACATATTCGCGGGCACGGTCACGAGTGACAGTTCGCAGATTTCCGTGCGCGTGATGTGGGCGGCCCCGCTTTGGAGCCGCGCCATCCCGCCGGTCAGCACGCGGTACCCGATGGACACGCCCGTGATCAGCCCCGCTTTGATGGACTGCCACGCTTCTTCCACCCGATCCCGGAGCGGGCCCGGCTCGTCAATCGTCGGGATCGTCGCCTCAAAGGCGATGCCCGCCGCTGTCGCCGGGTGCAAGGTCACGATCCCAATGGGCCGTTCCTTGTCGTGATGGAGCAACAACGGGATCGGATTGGTGAACGTCGCGCCGAGCGGATCGAGCACGTCGCCCGCCCGATCTGGCGTGGGCGTGGTCGCAATGCCCGCGATCCGTCGCGTGGACGGGCTCGCGGATTTGACGGTCAGGATGGCGTGGGCGTGGTCGAGCACCGCCGGGCAGGATCGCCCGGGCGGCCGGTTCTACGGAGTTTCTATTTTTTTATGATCAGAATTACGCAATGCCCGGCGGATCACTTCGGGCACCGTGAGCCGCGCCATCTTCGCGCGGGCGTAGAGGGCATCGAACGTGCGGCCCGGAATCACGAGCGACACGGCGACAGAGGTATCCGCACGGTCGAGCGGCGGGCGGCCCGGTTTGTTTGTCGCCATCGTTACTCCCCGATGATGATCATTTGATAGGCGGGATTGGCCGCGTGCGCGTTCCGCTCCATCGCGTCAATCGCCATCACGAGCGCGTAGCCCCCATCGATCCGTTCGGTGGATAGTTCCTTCGACGGTTTGATATTCCCGGCCGCGTCTGATTCTACGCTCATATTGGCCACGTTCCAGCGGAGTACCGGGTGTCCGTCGTGGCGGAGCCGCTTCGACAGAATCGCGGTTTCGAGCGCTTTACTGGGGGCCGACAACGACGCGAACCCCTGCCGGATCTTGACGCACGTGATCCCATCCTGTTTTTCGAGCCGCCCGATCAGATCGGTCGCGTTCCAGGGATCGTACGCAACGACGCGCAGATCGAATTCCTGATCCCACGCCGTGATCAGCGCGCGTACGGCGTCGTAGTCGACGACGGGCCCGGGCGTGGCCGTGATCCGATCCTCGCGCGCCCATTGGTCATAGGGCACCCGATCCCGCGTCGCCCGTTGCAGGATCCGATCTTTCGGCACGAAAAACTGCGGCAGCACGTCGAACGCGTCGCCGTCAGGAAACACCGCGACAGCGGCGGTCAGGTCCGTCGTGGTCGACAAGTCGAGCCCCACGAAACACGGGCGGCCCCGGAGCGCGGCCCGGTCTATCGGCGCGCGGCACGCATCCCACGCCGTCATGCTGATCCAGCGCGCGGCTTGTTCGGTCCACTGATTCAAGTACAACCGGCGGAACGTGTTTTCCTGCGCGGGGATTTCTTGCGCCCGGGCGCACGCGGTGCGCATTTCGTCGAGTGAGCGGAAATCGCCCAGCGCGGGATTGGCCGCGTGCCACACTTTTTCGTCCGTCCAGTCCGCATCGCGCGGGGCTTCGTAGATCACCGGGAGGAACGCGGGATCCAGGGTGGGTGTCTCTAGGACATTCTTGGCATGGGCGTACAGTTCCCACAGGATGGAGTGCCGGTCATACCCGGCGGTCGAGATCGCCACCGTGAGCGGTTGCGCCCGCGCGCCCGTCGCCGTCGTGAGCACATCCCACAATTCCCGGTTGCTCTGGGCGTGCAATTCATCGAAGAGGATCCGCGACGCGGAAAACCCGTGTTTACTGTAGGCTTCCGCCGAAATCGCCCGGTAAAACGAGCCGGATTTGCGATGCACGATCCGTTTCTGGCTGTCGATGATCTCGCATTGCCCGGAGAGGAACGGATCGTTCCGAATCATTTGGGCGGCCACATTGAACGCGAGCGCGGCCTGATCCTTGTCGGCGGCCGCGCTGTACACTTCGGCCCCCGCTTCATCGTCGAAGAGGAGCCCATCAATCGCGAGGGCCGCGATCAATTCCGTTTTCCCGTTTTTGCGCGGCATCATCAACAAACACATCCGGTACCGTCGGCGGCCCGTCGCCTTGTCGATCTGAAACAACGGCCGGATGATGCGCCGTTCCTGCCAGGGCCGGAGCCGGAACGGTTGCCCGGCGAACGGCCCTTTCGTGTGCGTCAAGCGGTTGATCACCGCGATTTTCCGCGCGGGGCCGTTAGGGATCGGCAGCATGGCGGCCCCCGGGTGTCGACGTCGCGTGATCGCCGGTCACCCCGCACGTGAGACAGGTCACGGATCGATTGACCGTACCCGGTGACAACACGACAGGCGGGCCGAGCACGTACACCCCGCGACGCGGGCACGGGCGCGCGTCGTAGTGGCAGAGCGGATGGGCGGGGCCGTGCGGGATCATGGCGGCCCCCGGCGGGCGCGCGGCCCCTTGGGCCCGGGTTTGCGCTGATCCCACACGCCCCGGGGCATCGGGATCCCAAATTCCTTCCCGAGCGACCACAACGCCGAGCGGGCCGCGTTCGCCCGCGACGTATAGCCCCCGATGCGCACGATCTCCGCGAGTACGGCGCGCTCAGCGGGGCTCAGCGGCACGACAATATCGACATCTTCCGCGCGGCGGGGTGTCATACGGGTGTGACAGGGGCGGTCACTTCAGTAACCCCGCCCACGGCGACGCGGGCGGATCCTCATCGGCGGGCCCGGGGAGTTTCGACGCCCGGGCGCGGCCGCTGGGCGTCAAGCCCAATTCGCTCCACAGCCGATGGCAATGCGTGAGCGCGCGATCCGCGACGAGCAAATAGGGATTAGGCACCGGGATCAGTTTCGCGGTTTCGATGCACATCCCCAGCGCGATCACTTGCGCATGGGCGGCCAAGTACCGTGACCATTGCTGGCACAGGGCGGTCAGGGCGGCCCGCTCGCTCGCGGTCACGAGCCCGGCGGCCCGGAGCATCGGCGCGACGCGTCGCCACTCGACGACGGCCGCCAGATCCCCGGACAGTTCCGCCGGGGGCACGTCAAACGACGCATCGGCGGGCGGGGTTTTCGGCTCGCGGAGATTCAACCGCCGTTTCCCCGGATTGCCCCGCAGAATTTTCA